GAATAGTGCCTCATGTATCTCGTGCTACCCACAATTTCGGACAACAACAGGGAAATGCCTACTGATGTGGATAGCAAATTGTGCCTCGCTGGTATGGTCTTACGGCTTGCGTAGTAACAAGCACCAGCGAGGGCTTACCTCTTATCGAAAGGTTATGATAAGAGAACTATATAAATTGAGTAGTTATCTGTTTCACAATAGCCTAGACCTGTAGGTATTGCAAAGCCACATCTGTCACAATACTTGTTCTCAATGACATGTGGCTTAGGTTTGGGATTGTCAATGCGTTCTAGGAACTCTTGCTTGCGTAGCATAGCATCGTGAGCTTCGAGCATAGCGACAATCGGCTTTGCTTGTTGTATCTGTGCATACCTATCAGTAATCTTTTCTCGTTGCTTGAGTGCATCTACAACTCGTGATAGCAGATGAGTGCAAGAGAAACAAACTGTGTTAGGTTTCACTAGCCTACGATTGCACATTAGACATGAGAAGTCCTCAGGAAATCGCGACTGCATAGCCTTCTCTCGGGGGCTTGTGTATGGTACTAAGTCTGTACCCCACCGAGATGTACGGACATTAGTGTATTTGTCGTGTATCATATTGCATTACCTTTCGTATAACCCTGCAGAAAAGAGGGATTTGATTTGTTGCTACAATAGAACAGAATTGAAAAGTTGTCAAATCGACTTTCTTTTGCGGAACCTCACAAGCTCTCATATAAATATGCGGGGTTTTGCGTAAAAAAAATTTTGGTTTTTTTTTCTATCGGATTCTGTGTAGTAGTTTGTATGTGTTTGTGTATCGTATGTTATGTATGTACATATACTATGTGTGTATGCATAGATGCGTGATGATGTCTGCATAAGAACTGAGGTGATGTGGTATACGCGTATCCCCCGGGAAAAAATTAAAATTAAAAAAAAAGTTAAAGGTGGCTAAATTAATAACCACCTCTAACCTCAGGGCATTTAGATTAATCCTGCATTTTTAAGTATCTCTAATGCTTTAGATATATCTGCGTCTGCTGAAACTTGAGTTTCATTAGAAGTAGGTACAACTACATTAGGTTGAACTTGAATTGCAGTTTGAACATTAGGTTGTTGCCAACTTAATTCATTAGAATTATATTTAGAAACATAAGACTTATGTTCTAAGTTGGATATAACTTCCATATATTCAGAACTGAAAGCGCCATTATCTTGATAACTAACTTCAGCACGCTGAACTTGTATATCAAATAAAGCATTATCAACTCTAGATAAAGTATCACTAAAGTAAGTCATACAACTATCAGTTTGATTAAAGATAAACCATACATTTGGCTTATCCTTAAAAGTTGGAACAAATGATGCTAAATATAAATTTAACTTAGTACCATTAAATTCAATATCTGAAGTGTTGATAGCTTTAGATATACGATAAGATTTACCTAATAACTCTACTGAGTTAGAACGATACTTACCGGTTTGATTAGCGTAATTAACGATAGCGTTAAATACATTTTTATAGTTATCGCCTAAAGTTGCACTAAAGTTTAATAATGCAACCTTCGGACTTAAATTTGTACTCATACAAATCCTTTCGATAATTCTAGTTACTACTAATTTATATATTCCCTACAACTAGAGAGTAAAGAATACACCACCTAACAAAACAAATATGCATATAGTGTACGCGCGTGCGCGTTCGAACTTGTTCGATATCTTGCTATATGTATATTTGTTATCATTGTAAAGGGGAGTTTGAGGGGAAAAGCGGGAGCCCCCTCAAGAAAAGCGTAAGCAATACAAAAAGGGATAGTCTATTATTGATAAATTATATGTCTGTGGTATAGCTCAGTAGGAAGGGATTTTGAGTACGCATTAGTTGGTAGAACATAGACAAAGAACAACACTGAACGCTAAGGTGCTAGCACTGCGCGGGGAGGGCGTGTCAATGCGGGCGGGGGGGATGTGTATACAGTCATACTTTAAAGGTTATGTGGTAAGTAGGTAACGCAATATGTAACTTGGGTAGTGCTTTGAGTGGGTTACAGGAGATTACTTGTGTAATCTTAGATACACCACCCAAGTGTACACCGTTAGTACCTATTATACACTAACTTACTGCTAGTAAGTAGTGAAATAAAAAAAATCTTTCTTACTGAAGTGCTTGCGGGCAAGAGCGGGCATATAGCGTGGGCTATAAAAAAATATCTAACTATTTCTTTTCTGAGGTCCTTGGGTACTGCCTTTGCCTTTCTAGTGTATAGGTCTAACCTATCAGCAGCTTTCCGACTCCCGATGCCATCTTTACCTGTAACCTCTTACTTGTAAATAATGTTTGTACTTCATTATTGCACAATATAAAATATAACCTAGTAAATATAAAATTTTTTTTTAACGCACTATAATTACAGAATGGATAAATGTCCAGCATGCAATAAAGACTACTTGGTTATAAAAGGTCAGGTATTATGTCGTAATATTGCATGTGTAAATTACAACGTAATAGTCAGGAGAACACGTGCCAGTAAGCAAATACGGGAAGAAAAAAAGATACTCATCCAAGAGGAAGAGTAAAAAAATGGGCAAATAGTGCCTAAGAATGTTATATGTGCTAGGGAGGGGTGTAGCGATACACTCCCCCCAAAGCGCAGGAAGTACTGTTCAGAGAAGTGTAGTAACCATGTAAAGGTTGCTAAGTATAGAGCTAAGAAAAAAGGTGACACGTTTGAAGAGCCTGTCAAACCTATAAACTTAGAGCGTAAGTCTGCGTCTATTCGTAGAGGAGAACTATATGAAAAACTTATTGACTTAGGTTACGCAAAAGATTTAATAAACGAAAACATAACAATGCTAGAAGTAGCAGACGCACTAGGTTGTAGTGAAGGTCATGTATCTAGAATGCTTGCAGCATATAGAGAAGATTTACTTACAGAGAAAGAACAGGCAGAATGGGAGACACCTGAAGCTGCACTTGTTGCATTAGAAACATTTAAAGGTTTTAGAGATAGATACTTCTTAACTGAAAGAGGTAAACCATTTGAAACTGCAGACTTTCATATGAACTGGATTAACAGCATATTAGATGCTATAGATACAGGCGGACAACAAATGATACTTAGTCCACCTCGTCATGGTAAAACAGAACTACTTATACACTTTTGTGTATGGTTGATATGTCGTAATCCTAACATTAGAATTATGTGGGTAGGAGGTAATGAAGACATTGCAAAAAACTCAGTCATGTCAGTACTTGACACATTGGAAAACAACGAAGGGATTATACAAGATTTTTGCGGTCCAAGAGGAAGTTTTAAGCCTAAAACGAGGACGGGCAAGAGCTGGTCATCAAGCGGTTTTACAGTCGCAACTCGTACCGTATCAGGAATTAAATCACCAACAATGGTGGGGCTAGGTCGTGGCGGTAAGATACTTTCACGTGACTGCGATATTATTATTGCAGATGACATAGAAGACCACTCATCTACAGTACAACCTGCTGCTAGACATAATACAAAAAACTGGTGGACTACTACATTAGGCAGTCGTAAAGAGGAACATACAGCTATGGTTGTTATAGGTTCTAGACAACACCCTGATGACTTGTACTCTGCATTGTTAGAAAACGAAGCATGGGAATGCATAGTAGAAGAAGCACATAGTTCTGAGTGTATGAAACCTGAAGACGATATAGAAGAACATACAGACTGTATGCTATGGACAGGTTTTAGAACTTACAAGTGGCTCATGAGTCGTAGGTCTGATGCACAGACTACAGGTGGTCTAAATAGATATGAAATGGTATATCTTAATAAAGCATTCCAAGCAGGTGCAGTTTTATTTAGACCTGATGTTATAGAAGCATGTTATGACTATTCATCTAGAGCAGGAGATGTACCACAAGGTTATAGACTTATAGCTGGACTTGACCCTGCTGCAACAGGTTACCAAGCTGCATTTTTATGGGGTGTAAACATAGATGCTAACAATGACTTGCATATGCACCTAGTAGATTTAGAGAATCACAAAGGCGGTGGTATAGCAGAGGCACATAGAATTATACAAGAGTGGTATGAACGCTATCATTGTTTCCACTGGGTTATAGAAGAAAACAACTTTCAGAAAGCTATACGTCAGGATAAAACAATAAAAGAACTTTGTGCTAATACAGGTATAGTTTTAGATGGACATGAGACATACAAAAACAAATGGGATGACAGTATGGGTGTTACAACTCTAGTTCCTTTGTTTGAACAAAAACAAATTACATTACCATACAATGATGCAGAGTCACAATATAAAACTACTATGTATAAAAAACAGTTAGTAAACTTTGCTAGTAAATCTA